CTATGGCGAATATCGTTTGTCTGACTGGTCTGCTGTTTATTACATCTCAAGTCGCTGCTGCAAGGCTTGGAAAGTTAAGGGGTAACTCATGATTACAGATACTATCGCACCACAGCGCCCAAAGATGCCCACAATGTCCCGCATACTGTTCCAGTCACCGGCTTACGTTGTCTGTTTCACCCGTGCGGGTTTGACGGTACAGCGACACAGCACCGGAACTGGGGCTAATATGTCACCGCATCACCCACAATACAACCACTGGATTCATGCATGGGATGATCTGGTTGATACAGCCGAAGGTGTAGCATTGTGTCGCTACTTCATGTCTTTAAACTAAGGGGTAAACCATGCACGATACACCTCTCTCATGGGTAGACTATGCTCTGGCCACAATCATCGGTCTTTGCCTTGCCATGGCCGCCTTGTCATACTTTGACGTTCTCACCAAATAAAGGATAAACTATCATGCAAGCATACGAACCAACATTCTACGCAACAAAGAACGGACAGTTTTATAAGGATTTGCCCATGTTATGCACCAATATCGCTGTAGCATCAGCATGGTTAAATAAACAACAGTCCGAGGATATACAAACATTTGAGCGTTTTAAAGTGTTAGATTCTAAGGGGGAGATTGTCTCAAAACCTTATGAAGTGACTGGGCAGTGTGTTGATGTTTTAATGAACTATTACAATGGTTATTGAATAAGGGGTTAAAATGTTCCAAGAACCACACCATTACCACGTAATCCAAGCCCACTACGCTTTGCACCTTAAGTGGTCAAGGTCTGATCCTAAGCCTGTGGGGTATGTCTCATCTTACAGTTTTGGGGAAAACTACAGCCGATCTATGTCTGAACACCCAACAATACAAAGACCGCTACCTGTTTATGTTTCAAAGCCTGACGGACTAACAACCCGAGAATGGGAAAGCGACACAAGAACGCAGGAACTGATGGCCCATATTAGGCGGTTAGAGTTAATCTTAAACGGTAATAATTAAAGGTAAACAAAATGATCCTGATCTCAATCGTAGCCCTGTGCATCGTGCTGGACATGATAGACGATGCCCTTAAATGATTTTAACCAAAGGAATAAACATGTTACGTCTCATTTTCTCCGGCTTTGTGCCCGGTGTTATTGTGTCCTTAGCTGGAACCAACATTGTGGACGATCCTCTCAAGTTCTTGGCGCTTATCGTACCGCTTGCTGTATCTATTGAAACAGCCATCCTGCTATCCAAAGATTAAACAAAGGAATAAACCAAATGAGAAACAACCAGACCGCAATGGAAATAGATTACCCAACAATGACCGATACCCGCCGCCGTATTGAGTGCCATGTCGCTGATATTGACAAATTGCGTCAAAGAATCAGGGAATTAGACAAACCAATGATTACACCGAATGATGTCGCTGGTTTATTGTCGTCAATCAGCGCCGCTATCTGTGAAATACAGTTACCGAAGCTAAATAAAGGCTTACCAACTGCATTCCCAATGGAAGCATTGGAGGATTTAGACCTATTTGTATCTAAATGGGATGGTGTGTTGTCAATTCAAGATTTGAACAAAGGAAATTAATATGTGGCAAGTAATTAATAAATCAACTGGTATTGTTGTATTCAGTTCCAATGATCGTAAACGGTGTCAATGGTTCATTGAGGACAACGATCATATTGACGGCGAGCCTGCCGGCCTGTATTCCTTGGTGAAAAGTGAGGCGAAGTATGGTTAAGCTCATCCTGTGGTTGTTCATGCCTTCAGACAGCCCCACCAAGGCCATTTATAGCCCGTTTAAGGCCCTTAAACAGGGTCAGGCATACCAAGGTAGCAAGGAGACCAAATAATGCGTTGTAGCTGTTGCAATAAAAACCTCTCAGATTTTGAGGCTACCCGCCGCAATGCTGAGACCGGAAGGTTTATCGACCTATGTTCCAAATGTTTGTCTGAGGTTAAGAAATTAACCCCAATTAAGACAAAGGATCGACATGATTTGATTAATAACATTCTTCCAGATGAAGATTTTGAGGATTGACGGTACATTAAAGTTAACTTATAATGTAACATGATATTAAATACCCTATTAATAGTTAATTACTTTATGTATTATCTGTTAATAGTGTCTTTAACTTCTATGTTATACTTATAAGTTACTTATATGTAGAGCAATATCCGTGCCAACAAACTAAAGTTAATAGGAATAATATGTCTTGGATTAAAGTAGGTTTAATGGGTAGTCTAATGTTTGTGGGGTTTGTCGTAATACACATCTATTTGGTGGGTATTGAAACAGACAAAGCCTATGATCGTGGGTTTGATGATGGGATGGTGTCTATTTCCCCGGATTATTGCCTAAAGGAATTCAGTGGTAATGATACAAAGAAATTCAGATACATTAAACGACAGTATTGTAGGGGGATTTCCAAATGAATAAGCAACCAGTGTGGCCATTTCCAGTGTCGTATCCTGCCACCAAACCCGTGCCTTGGACTGCAAAACAGATCAAGGAATATAACCAACAGCAACAGGCTAAATTACCTGATGCACCATTCTAAATTGTAAGGAAACTGTAATGTTTAAGCAAATTCTTGTTGTCGGTATGATGTTGTTGTCTGGTGTTGCTTCTGCACAACAGGCTAAAGGTGGGTCACAAATTGACGTGACGCTGGACTGCTACCCCATGAAGCAGATGGTCGAGGCAGTGGTTGAACTGGCCTATAAGCCCTTGTTGTCTGCTCACCCTGCTAAGGCTAAGGGCACGTTCTCTGTGTGGCTTGGCCCCAATGGTCAGTTGTTGGTGGTGGCGACTGTGAGTGATTTGTCTTGCATTGTGGTGGATGCCATTGATGTGGATTTTCATGTTGAAAGCAAGGGGAATACACTGTGATTGCAAAGATCGGTAAGAAAACCCCTACGTTTGAGATTCATGAGGCTCCGACACACTGGCGAAAGACCCTAAAGGCTTGGGGGTTGTTCTTTCTGTGTGTGTTTGTGGTATCATATTGCTTCGGCTACATTGTTGGTCTACTTCAAGGAGTATTGTGATGGGTAAGTTTAAAGAGATGGATTTGTTGCGTCAGGAACGTGAGCAAGCATTGGACAAGATGGCAGAGAACGCCCGTGAGCTTGGCCTCAACTACGACACACCCTTGTCCGCCTTTGTCCGGTCAAGCGATGAGGACAAGGCCGAGGTGATGGAGCGTGTTATCGACAAAGCGATTGAGGCGCAGAAGAAGGTACAACCATGAGTGGATGGCTCATAGCACTCACGGGTGTGATCTATGCTTATGTGGCCTTGGAGCAGGGTTTAAAGGGCAACATGGGTATGTGCATGGCGTACATGGGGTATGCCTTTGCTAACATTGGATTATGGAAGCTAGCATCGTGAAAACTGAATCTAACTTTGTGGAGCACGTACCCTGTGAGGCTTGTGGAAGCTCAGATGGTGGTGCTCTGTACGATGATGGGCATACCCACTGCTTTGTCTGTGGCCACACGGAACAAGCTGATGGGTATACTAAGGTAAAGAAAATGGAACAAGAGCAAGTGTCTGCACCTGTGGTGCATGGAGAGCATAAGGCAATCCCTGAGCGAGGAATTAACCTTGTCACGTCCATCAAGTATGGTGTTAAGACGGACAATGGTAAGCACTATTATCCTTACTACAATGACAGCGGTGAACTGGTGGCATACAAGGAGCGAGATGTCGCCACCAAAGAGTTCCGCTTTGTCGGTAAGTCTAAGGGTGCTACCCTCTTTGGTCAGAACCTCTTTCACTCCGGTAACAAATACGTTACCATTGTTGAGGGGGAACTGGACGCATTGGCAGCATACCAACTGACAGGATCCCAGTGGAGCGTGGTATCTGTGCGTAACGGGGCCAAGGCTGCACTCAAGGACTGTAAGGAACAGTATGAGTGGCTGAACAGCTTTGAGAACGTGGTGATCTGCTTTGATGGGGATGCGCCGGGGCGTGAGGCTGCTAAAGAAGTGGCTGAACTCTTTGGTCAGAAGTCCAAGATATTCCAGCACCTAGACGGACACAAGGATGCCTGTGACTATCTGAAGGCAGGAGACACCAAGGAATTCATTAATGGTTGGTGGAGAGCCAAGCCATATGTGCCTGATGGTATCGTTAATGCTGCTGATCTGTGGGAGGATGTGGTTACACCTGAGAAGCCAGCAGAGGCTTTCTACCCCTTCAAGGGGCTGAATAAGCTGCTGTATGGCCTACGCCCTGCTGAGTTGATTACAGTGACTGCTGGTAGTGGTCTTGGTAAGAGCCAGTTCTTACGAGAGATTCTGGTGCATATCCTGAAGACAACTGAGTGGAAAGTGGGCGGTATGTTCTTGGAGGAAAGCGTGAGGAAGACAGCCCGTAGCATCATGTCGATTCATGCCAATAAGATGCTGCACCTGCCTGATACACCTGTTACAGATGAAGAACTACGTGAAGCGTTTAATGGTACTATCGGCTCTGGTCGTGTGTATCTTTTTGACCACTTTGGCTCTAGTGATGTGGACAACATTGCGAATCGTATTCGTTACATGGCGAAGGCGCTTGACTGTAAGGTGGTTTTCTTAGACCACTTGAGTATCATTGTCTCAGGTCAAGACCTTGGCGGTGATGAGCGTAAGGCTATTGACAATATGATGACCAAGCTGCGTACACTGGTGCAAGAGCTTGAGATTACTCTCATCTGTGTCTCACACCTGCGTAGGCCACAGGGTAACGCTGGACATGAGGACGGCGGTAGTGTCTCTTTATCACAACTGCGTGGTTCGGGAGCTATTGCACAATTGAGTGATGCTGTGATAACATTGGAGCGTAACTCAATGGCTGAGAACGAAGAGGAACGACACACAACCAAGGTTGCTGTGGCTAAGAACAGGTTTAACGGATTTAGCGGCCCTGCGTGTCTGTTGAAGTTTGACAAACACACTGGGCGTATGATTGAAATTGAAGAGGAAGCATTATGACTAAACACACACCCGGCCCTTGGCAATGGTTTTGGCTACACGAAAATGGGGTGGCAAATTGTGGCGTTTTCCATGAGTCACAAAGCGGCATAGCTTACAGCGTTTGTCGCGCCCCTCAA